TTTCTGTATTCATAACGTACACAGTATACACTATTGCACAGTAGTGGCAAGCGTTAACTCGGCTTTAATGTTAGTAACTACCTCTGTCCAATTTGGGCACTCGCCCCCGTCGCCAGCCTCGTAAACACAGTAACTACCGTTCATTTCTGCAAGGGTTAGACCTTTAAAACGAGGTTTGTTTAGCAGGTACGAAATATCCCACACACTGTCGTAGACATTCTCGTACGTCTTAAACGTGTTGGTAGTCTGCCAGCTTTTAATACCGCCACAGTTGTTACGGCTCGCCCCTACGCCCTTGGTACAAAACTGGGTTTCTTTCCACGCAATAGCTACCGCGTCTTGCCACCGGTATAGCTCTACAATGTCGCTAGCGTACTCTGCTAGCTCGTGCCCGCCTTTACTACGTAGGTACTCGGCTAGCCCCTCTGCCTCGGCGTTTACGCTAACCTCTGCAGCCTCGGCACAATCTACAACCGCTAGCCCGCACGGGTCGTACTCTGGTACCCACTCTGCAGCTTGTTCGCTGCTCTCTGGCTGGTTTTCGAGCACTCGGTCGAGTAACTGCACTGTTTGGTACTGCAACGCCGTTAAAGCGAATACAGCAGCAATAACAAGCCATACAATAACTTCTTTTACTCGCTCTACTACTTTTTTCTTAAACTGCCCTAGTCGGTTACGTTTTAAATAACTCATACTCTAATTTTTATTGGTTAACTGGCAATGGCACGGCTCGTCGCCTGCTGGGGTTGCCGGTAGGTGTGGCTCTAGAGGTGCGTCGTAACCCTGTACAACGCCGTACCCGTCGCACGTATCGCATAGTTTGCCGTCTACGTACGCTGCTAGTTGCTTTTGGTCATTAAACACGACCCCCGCGTGCTCTCGCTCATAGTCCACAGTCGAGCCAGTCCACTTGTCTAGTCTCTTTTCGTCGTCGGTGTTTAGGTAAAAGTATAGGTCGCCTTTAAATGGTGTTTGTCGTAGTCTCATAGTATTACGCTTTAGCCATTTCTACTTTTAAATACGCGCACATTGCAGCAAACGTCGGTACTCGTCGCCCGTCCTTTAGAGTAATAAACATTGCTGGTTTACGTCGTGGTGTTGGTCGCTTGTAGCCTCGGGGTTTTTTAATATCGTGCATAGTGTTAGTTGCATAGGGCAAGGTCTAAACGCCTTACTTGTATACAGTGTACAGTAGTGTACATAAATAGCAACCCCTATACACACCCCCTGTGTATAACTTTAGGCACTAAAAAAACCCCAGTAACGGGGTCTTTTATTTGGTCGGCTATTTGGTTAGCTCTCTAAAGTCCTCGGGGTTAAACATTTTTCGTACCATACCCCACGTACTCATTAGCAAACCAATAAAGCTAAATACGATAGCGACCATTACTGTAACGCTCTCTATAATAGCTACGATGTCTGCCTCTACGCTAGCAATACCAAACGCTTGTAGCACTAATATAATTACCGGTACTAACTGCACGAGCAGCCCTTTAATTGTTAGTGATAATTTTTCGGGGTCTTGGCTAGACATTAGTACTGTCTGGCTCACTTTTTCTAGTGTAAACATAATGATTAGTTAAACTTTGTGTAATCTACTTTGCCCTCTTTAAACTCTTGGGTCGTGTACCCCTGCTTTAGCTCAAAGTGGGGTCGGTCTACAAACCCTTGCCAGTCGCCACCCCACGTAAAGCCTTGGTCTTTACCTACTTTACCTAGCAGCGCCCACAGTGTGCTACTAGCATTATACCCCTCGCGCCTAAACACAAAGTCGACTGCTACACCGTAATTATGCAAACTCTCGCCAGCCTTGGCGTTAGTGACAATGGCACCGGCAGTGGTGCGACCTTGGTTATATAACTCGGTCTGCCTCTCAAACGTACGGTAGCCCTCTACGATACGTACTGCGTGCCCGCGTCGTTTCATTTCTGCGACAATAGCGTCGGCTTTCCGCTGTACCACTGGCGTTAGTGTTGTCGGTCGTACTCGGCTCTGCAGGTCGGCTACCTGCCCTTGTAGCTTTTTAATAAATAGACGCAGTAGTTTCATTAAAAGACCCTCTGCCTGTCGAAACTCTTGCAGCTTTGGTCGGTACAGTGTCCAGTCGAGCGTCGCTACTAGGCTGCGTATTTCGCCCTCGGTATAGTGGTGGTCGTGGGTTGGGTCGGGTAGCCCAGCACCTCTATAGTACTCGTGGCATATCTCGTGTAGCAGCACTTGTATAAACTGGTTTAACCGACTACCCCCGCGAGTGTAGCGTCGGGTAGTGTCCTCGTCTGCCCACATATAAAACTCGCCTACGACGTCGCTGTCGATAGGGTTAGCGCCTCGCAGTGTCTCGGGTAACCCGAGTGCGAGCCAGCCCTTTTTACTATAGTGCAACCCGACAAAGTCATAACCACGTTTAAACCATACAGCAAACAGTCGGTCGAGCCACGAGTGCGAAATACGACCCCTACTATTTAGCTCGGCAGTTACCTCGACCGCCTCTACGTCGAAGTCGGTAAAGTTTGCACTCGAGCTAGCGTTTAACGCTTTTAATATCTCTTGCTTTTTGCGGTCTAGGCTACGCCACTTTAGTAGCCCTTGGTCGGTTGTTAGTAGTTTTAATTTCATATACTACTATAATACCACCTACTCAAAATAGATTGGGTCACTATTTAGACTACTCTGGTTACAAACTTGTCGCTGGTTACACACTTCTATAGTCGCTTGTATGTAGCATTGCGTCGCCACTGGCGGTAGTGCGCCGTTAAATTGCCACGGGCTAACTATAGGTCTACCTAACTCTGCAGGGGTGTTATTCCTGTAAGTGTTGGTGTCCGACGAAATAAACCCAGCCGTACCGCAGCGCAGCACGTCGTTATATGTCACGTTCCAGCCACCGCTATACCACGTTACGTACGAGTTTAATTTTAGTGGGGTAGTCCGACTGTTTGGGTTGGTTACTGGCGCAATCTTTTCATACTCGAAAATGTCGCTAGCGTCGGTTAGGTACTCTAATTTAACATCTTGCCACCCGACGTACCCGTTATGCAGCATAGTTGGTAAAAATATAAACAGTGCGCAGCCGGCTACTGCACCTATTACGCCACCGAGTTTTAATAATGTAGTTTTTAACATATTATTTTTTTCGTTTTGCGAGGTTTTCTACCAACCCGTCGCCAAAGAAAAACCCAGCTACGGCGCCCATAATCCCATTTAGCCACGGGTCGACTTGGCTGCTAAAAGCTAAACTTAATATTTGCGCTAACGCCCACACAAACAAAATAACGCACGCCATAAAAATGCGAAACTCTGGTTTTGCTAGCGTGCTACTTACGCGTCGGCCTAGCGTGTAACCAATATAACCGCTTACTAACGAGCCTATTGCAAAACCTACTGTAAATGCTTTTAGCGTGTCCTCACTCATAGGCTACATATAATTCTTATATGTTAACGGCTGTGCCCCGCCAACTCTTCTAAAACCTGTGGTACCTGTCATTGCATAAATATAATCGCCACCTGCGTACGTCAAACCACTACCTGAGTAAGCGATAAAATTAGCATTTTGCAATGTTTCCCAGCTATTTTTAGATAAACTATACGCGAAAAAAGTACTTGTATTTGACCCTCGTATATACCAGATAATATCGCCACCTGCGTAAGCCCCACCACCGCCCGCACTAAAGGTAACCGGTGCGGGTGACATTATAGACCAACTATTACCACTAATAGAATAGCGGTAAAAAGCTGTTTGTCCGTTACCTCTTGGCGCATACATATAGTCACCACCTGTATATACCAAAGACGCGCCTTGCTCTACATTTGTCGGGTAGTTCGCTAAAATCGTCCAACTATTTGCAGCAATATCGTACCGCCAAAAGCCGGTAGTATTGTTGCCACTTAACGCATAGAGATACTCGTCGCCGTCGTATACTATACAACCGCCACTGTTTACGTCTGCCGGTGTGTTAGCTAAAGCAGTCCAACTATTTGTACTTATCGTGTAGCGGTAAAAGTTGGTAACATTGTTGCCACTCATTGCATACATATAGTCACCACCACCCCACACTATACAGGCGCCGTTACCAAAATTTACGGCTAGGTCTGCGAGTGTAGACCAACTATCATTTTCTATATCATAACGCCAAAAGTTTCTAGTGTTTGTGGCTCGTAGTGCGTAAATATAACCGCCCCCACCATAGGCAAGTAACTTACCTCGGCTAGTAGCTTGTTCGGGTGTAGCTGCTCGACTTTCCCAACCTACAGCAATACCTAACGCAAGAGACGTCGTTGGTGGGTCTGGTAAGGGTAAAAAATCCTCGTGTAAACGCCCGGTGGTCTCTAGTTTGGGTACTCGTCCGGCGTCTATCGTGGGGTCGACATTTTGCTGCGACTTGTTTATAAAGTCGGCAGCTTTTGCTCTATTTCCAGTAATGATGTCGGACATATTATATATATTTTAGCACGCTAGGTGGGCGTTAACGTGGTTTTGTATGTTACTAACAAGTCCTCGCCCGACACTTTAGAAAAACCACCGTCTATTAGCACCGTTGCATACAACCTACTCGACATAAAAATACCTAGCTCGTTATACGTGCCGTCGGGTAGCTCACTGTCGAGTATAAAAAAGTCGCCAGCCCACTCGTTACCGACTGCCTCGCGTTTTGTAAAAGGTATACCCGTAGTTACCGGCGTCTGTAAGTCGGTCATACTCGTAGTACGAGCAGCCGTACCAGTCCCGATACTTAAAGTGTCTATAGCAATAGGTAGTGCAGTCTCGCCAGCCATTTGTTTAACAAGTAACTGCACACCCACGTCGGCTGCGTTAACCACTTTGTTTTTTTGCCACCCAGTGTCGCGTACGACTTCGCCGTTTCGCATAGCCTGTACTCGAAGCTTGCCGGCTGCACCCGCAAAACTATTGTCGGTCGTTATCATACTTTTATGTCGTTACTAGTAATTTCGTCTTTTGCCATTTCGGCATTTAGCTTGCTGGCTCGCTCTGCAACGGGGTCGTTTTCGGTAATCATTTTCTGCGCTCTACGTAGCACTCTACGTCTACGCTGCAGCGCGTCTATACGAGCGTCTAGTGTCGCGACCTCTCGCTCGATGTCTGCGACTGGCACTTTAATTTTAGTGTTGTCGTATTTTACAAAGTCGACGACGTCGTTACCGTCGGCGTCTTGCCTATACTCTATTTTTTTAATGTCTTTTTTTTCTAACATACTATGCCCATTTAAAGTAGCCCCAGTCTACGCCTACGTCGTCCCAGTTATACGGCTCGTTGTATCGTACAATCTCTTCTATTATATCACTAGCTCGGGCACTGTCGGTAAAAGTTAGGTAGGTTAGCAGTGTTTGTACCTCGTCGTCCTCTAGCTTTTCGTCGAGTAGCATACGCTGTAGTAGCTGTACGAGTGTCATAGTCGCAGTACTTTGTAGCTCGACAGACCATATACCGGCGACACTACTACCACTTGGGTACGGGCGAAACTCTACCCGCTGTATAACGTATAGCTCGTCGACCCCGTGTGCCACGCTGTTAACATTTATTAGCTGCCCACTACGCAACCCAGATCTATAGGTCTCAAACCGCCCCTCGTCGTTTTCTTGGGCGTGTGCCTCTAACTCTGCGATAGCTCGCTCGATAGCTAGCTGGCTGTTTTGTAGGGTAGGGTCGGTAATAGAGTACTCGAATAGCCCAAACTTGTTTATACTCGACGGTAACGGCACTTTAGCCACCACTGGTATTAGCGGTGCGCCAGTCATATCCACATTAGTAGTACCGCTACTCGGTACTGGCGGTGCAGTCTCAAACCGTACGTATTTTTGCGTAAACGACCAATAGCAGTCAAAC